TTACTCTCGGCTCCCGCTTAACATATAAGTCAGTTCTTTATACAAACTAAGCACCGCAACCAGCGCCACGAACAACCCGGCTGTGATGTACAAAGTAGCGATCAGCAGGTTCATCATGGAAATCCCGACAAGCAGAGTATTCGGTATTATCTTAAAAATGAACACACATCCAAGCAATCCGAATACTGCGCCTACTATCATGCTGCTTATCAAAGATTGCTTAACTACTCTCGGCATCTTTGGGCGTGCGGCGGCTGGCAGTCTCCAATTTACGAACATATAATGCATGGATATTACCAAAAACATCATAGGTATGAACGCAACCATGAATATCCTCGGAATTGTTGATATGCCGCCTACGATCCAGAAATACAACTTGTCGCCGATAGCCGGATAGAATTCCGCCTTTCCCGCGACCCAAGCCATGGGATACAACACCGCGACTACGACCGCGAATACGATCGACAAAGCGGCCCATATCCTAAGGAACCTGCGTCCTCCGACATACATGCCTATATTAACGAATTCGTTGCCGATAGTGGCCAAGGATTTTTCCGTCTTGTTGATTACGACCATCTTTGCGACCTTTGGCCTTGCTGCGGCAACCGGCCTTGACTTCAGCCCTATCTCTTTTGCTATTGAATGTCTTTTTTCTTTTAATTTCATAACCCTCTCCTTTCCTCTTAATCCCAAGCCTACCGCATTCTTCGAACGAAAGTCAAGAAGGAAAAAAGTCTTCTGCTGAACTATTCGCTTCGCGCAAAGCGAATAGTTTAACACAACACCGGACAATCGATCGCGCCGTAGTTCGCAAGAACCAAGGCGGATGACCCGACTACCAACCCGTAACTGCCGGCGCTTTACGCACAACCAGCACTACGCAAAATCAACCCTCAAAAAAAAGGAAACAATATGTCTATTCACATAGAAAAAGCATTTGTTAAACAATTCGAAGCGGACGTGCACCTGGCCTACCAGCAAATGGGCACCAAGCTTCGCTCGACCATTCGCAGCAAAAGCGGCGTGATCGGAAGCTCGACCACATTCCAGCGCGTCGGCAAAGGCTTGGCCAACACCAAGTCCCGCCACGGTCTGGTGCCGGTTATGAACTTAAACCACGAACCGATCGAATGTCCCCTAAGCGATTACTACGCGGGCGACTGGGTCGACGCTTTGGATGAACTGAAAACGAACATCGACGAGCGACGCGTGGTGGCATCAGCCGGAGCCTACGCATTGGGCAGAAAAACGGACGAGCTTATCATAAGCGCGCTTAACACGGCGAACCAGGAAATCGGCGACTACGACTCGGGCCTGACCAAGGAATTGGTCCTGGAAGCGATCGGCGTTTTGAATAAAAAAGACGTTCCGGACGACGGCCGCCGTTTCGCGGTAGTCGGAGTAAAACAGTGGAACGACCTTCTGTCGATGGAAGAATTCACTTCCGCGGAATACGTCGGCGACAACCTGCCGTTCGTATCCGGCACCGAAACCAAGAAATGGATGGGCGTGATCTGGGTGCTTCATAACAGCCTCCCGGGTTCAAGCGATGAAACCGACTGCTTCATCTATCACTCGTCGGCGATCGGCCATGCCTGCGGTCAGGACGTCAAGTCCGACATCAGCTGGCACGGCGAGCGTGCAGCGCACTTCATATCGAACAGCATGAGCCAAGGCGCGTGCCTGATCGACGCAGAAGGCATCGTCCGCGTCAAATGCGGCGAAGAATAATCAACCAAAGGAGTAAATTATGGCATATCAGAACAAAAACATGTCTGTGATCGCGTACGCGAACGGCTTTACGCTTTGGCATTACGCCGCTAACGACCCGATAGCTACGGTCAACGGCAACGGGTACTTCATACCCGCGATCTCGATGATCAAAGCCGGCGACATGCTGTTGGTGTCCGATTCCAACGGAGGAGGAAGCCTAAGAACTTTCCGTTTCTCAGGCGGAGTTCCGACAACCACAGCCCTCGTCTAACATAAAAGCCCAGATCCCTCGGCCTGCCCGGGGTATCTGGGCCTAATTAAAAAAAGGACCCCTCCATGCCAAACAAACTCGAAATCATCAATACCGCGTTGCTCAAAATCGGCGAAAACCCGATCGAATCTCTGACCGATCAATCGGCAAGCGCGATCCTCGCCGACAAACTGTTCGAACCTGTGACTCGCAGCCTGCAGGACTCGTATAAATGGGAATTTATCGCGACGAAAGTCGAAGACTATCCCGACTATTTCTGCGGCGCGCTTGTCCTGAAACTTGCGGAAGAATTCTGCATACCGCTAACCGACAACCAAGCGCTTATGCGAACCCTGCGCGATCTATTTAAGGACGAACTGAAACAAGCCAAACTCACCGATCTCCGCATATCTGGCCGCGCTCCGGTGAAAAATTTTTCTCTTATAAACGAGAGGTACTGAAATGAACGCCGGAAAATTTACGCAAACCAATTCCAGCTTTTCGTTAGGCGTGGTGTCGCAGGACTTCTCAGGCCGCGGAGACCTTAAAACAGCGGCTCACGGCCTGTCGAAACTGGAAAACATGGACATAATATCGTCCGGCGGAATCAGCAGGCGCGCGGGCACAAGAGTCCTCGCCGCAAACCTGCCGGATGACGCAAAGATAATCCCTATGCGCCTTCGGTCCGGCGACGAATACATCATAGCCTTCGGCGACCGCACTATGCGCGTGTACAAGGACGGGGTCCAGCAAACCTCAAGAACTTCGCCCTGGTCGTCCGCCCAGCTCCCGAATATTCAAACGGCCCAGCTGGGAGACATGATGATTTTAACCCATCCCGACACCCACCCCCATCGTCTGCTTCTGAATATGGTGTGGCTTTTCGGTCCGCTAAGTTTTGCGATCGTGGACAACTGGTACCGCGAGCCTTACTTCAAATTCGAAAACTCGAACTATCCGTTCACGTTGCAAAACATAACTGTGCCGGGCGCGACAAGACAAGCGCTGCTAACCGCGACCCACGATAACTGGACGCCGGAATCCGTGGGTTCCCGTATGCGCTTCGGCAACATCGAGTGGTGGATTTCGGAATACGTCAGCCCGACCCAAGTAAAAGTCTTTTCGAACAGCGCGTCTCCGGCTATGCCGACGGGAACGGTTACGGACTGGTCCGAAAGCGTGTTCAGCGACCGCCGCGGCTGGCCCAAAAGCATCGCCCTTCACCAGAACCGGCTTGTCTTCGGCGGAACAAAATCATTTCCGAACTTCGTATGGATGTCCCGCACGGGGGACCACATGAACTTTGACGCGGGAACCGGTCTTGATAACCAAGCGGTGATCCTGTCCCTGCTTGCCGGCCGTCCTCAAAGCATCACATCTATCCAAAGCGGCGAGAATCTGGAAGTGCTGACCGACATGGGCGAATGGAGCATCAAAGGCGCGCCAATCACGCCAAGCGAAGCCCTGATCAGACAGCACACGGACATAGGATCAAGCATGGATATTCACGTACCTCCAAGCCGCGTCGACGGCGCGACGATATTCATCGGAAGAACCGGAAACGAACTGCGCGAACTAAGGCTGGACAACCTAAGCGACTCGTACAGCGCGACGGATCTGTCGACCTTATCGCGCGACATCATGGGTACGGCGACGGGCATGACCTACCACCAGGAAACGAAAAGACTGCTGATAGTGATGCAAGACGGAACTATGGCCGTGCTGAAAAAAGACGACAACCTGGAAATACTTGGCTGGTCGACATACAAAACCGACGGAGAATTCAAAAGCGTCGCGGTATCCAAGGGCCAAGTCCTTGCGGCCGTGAAACGCGGATCGGAAACTTTTATGGAAATCTTTGATGAAAATAAGATGACGGACGGCGGCGCGAACTTTGCGTTCGAACATAAGGCGTCCGCAATGCCTATATTCGCGGACAGCGCCAAGGCCCGACTTGCGAAAGTAACGAAATGGAAAGCGCGGCTGAAAGACGCCGGCGCCCTGTCGGTGAAAATCAACGGCAACGCGGCTGAAGTGATACCGCTTCCCGAAACGCCATTCACGGGCGACGTTTCGGTGAACTCGCTTGGCACTACGCCGAACGGCCAATCTCCGCTGTGGGAAATCATAGGCAGCGAACCGCAACCTCTAACAGTGCTTTCGATCACGATCGAAGGCCGCCTCTCAACCTAATCCAAAAGGAAAAACCATGTCCCAATACTCGAACGAAATCCAAGACATCATCGGTCTTAACAATAAAAAAGAAAATAAAAAAATCCAATCCGAACGCGCGAAAGTCCTGGCTCAAATAGCCGAAGACAAGCGCACAAGATCGAACCTGGTGAAAAAAGCCCTGGCCGCGCAAAAGGCTAAATTCGGAGCCGGCGGCAGCGAAGGCAAATCCGACAGCGACCAAGCGGTGCTGAAACGTATCGAAGAGGAAACCGCAGAAGCCCTGGACGCCCAAATCGAGGCCAAGGAAGACAAGCTTTCGAAAATAAAGCGTCCGGCCCGCACCCGCGCCCCGCGCAACCTCTTAAAAAAACTTCTTAAACAATTTGAATCCGGTTTCTTAAACGAATAATAAATCACCCCGCACCCAGCGGGGTTTTTATAAACCTGGCGACCCGAGCAGGATTCGAACCTGCGACCTACTGATTAGAAATCAGTTGCTCTATCCAGCTGAGCTACCGGGTCAACGCGGCCATTCTACAATAAATTTCCCAAAAATCAACGCATTTTTACAAACGCAACCGGATCAAAATATATGAAAAATGAATCCTCGGCACTTGCCTTTATAGACGGCTGGAACAAGCTGCTTAATATGACGACTCCGCCGCACCACGCGGAAATGTCGCGGTTTTTCGTGCAAACGGTGTTTGGAAAAAATCCTCGCGGGCTGATGATGTGCTTCCGTCACTCGGGCAAATCGTCAGTAGTGGGAATTATGACGGCCTGGCTTCTGACGGCGCGCCCCGAAAGCAGAATCCTGATTTTATCGGCGGAACAAACACTATCGTCCCGCATGGTCTCGCACATAAAAAACATAATCGAAAATCACCCAAGCTGCAAAGGCATGACTCCGGAAATAAAAAAAGAATGGGCCTCGCACCGCATCACTATCAACCGCCCGCTAAGCCACCGCGAGCCGTCAGTAATCTGCCAAGGAATACACGGCAACATAACGGGCATGCGCGCGGACCTGGTAATCTGCGACGACGTGGAAGTGCCCAACACCTCGAACACGGGCCAAAAGCGCGCCAAATTACGCGAACGCCTCCGCGAACTGGATTTTATACTTTCTCCAGGCGGAGCGATGCTCTACCTAGGCACGCCCCACGCCTCGGACACTATCTACCAAGTATAGCAATTAACCCAAAAACCATTCGGTGTGTCGCGACACACCAAATGGTTTTTGTCCTTATTCAAACTCTCCCGGCACATCATCTGGCACGGGCGCTTTTTCCATATGCGTACCGACTGGATTATAAGCCTCCTGCTCGAACCTTCCCGCCTCGGGCAGCAGATCACTGAACCGGCTGTACTCTCCGCGCCATCCAAGATGTATTGTGCCGATCGGTCCGTGTCGTTGCTTTGCGATGATAAGCTCGGCCTTATTTTTGTACCGCTCCATATCTTTCTGCCACCAGTCCTGCGCGACGCGTGACTTTTCTCCGTCTTTTTTGTTCAACTTTCCTGACGGATCCCTTCCCTGCAAATAATACTCGTGCCGATAAGTGAAAGCGACTATGTCGGCGTCCTGTTCGATTGATCCCGACTCGCGCAAATCGGAAAGTATTGGCCGCTTGTCGTCGCGCGATTCGACTGTTCTGGACAGCTGCGACAAAGCGATGACAGGAACGTTTAATTCTTTGGCCAGCATCTTAAGTCCACGGGTCATCTCGGACAACTCTTGAACTCGGTTGTCGTTTTTTCGTCCTCCGCCTGGGGCGGACAACAGCTGAATATAATCTATGACTATCAAAGCGATCCCACCGTGCGACTTTTCATACTGTCGCTGCAACCTGCGGCACCGCGTGCGAATCATTGGCACTGATATGCCGGGGGTATCGTCCAAAACCAAAGGCAGCTTTTCAAGCTCTTTCGATTGTTCGGCCAACATCATAAGATCCGAATCGCTAAGAGTCCCGTTGCGCATGCTGCTGGACGGTATGTCGGACACCGAAGACAATATACGCGCGGCCAGCTGCGCGCTGCTCATTTCAAGGCTGAAAAATACGACCACACCGGACAGCTTTTTCGGAACCCTTCCGTGCGAAATCGCAAGCGCGGAATTAAAAGCCATGTTCATAGCGATCGCGGTTTTACCCATACCGGGGCGTCCGGCGATTATTATAAGATCGGAAGGATGAAGTCCGCCGATTGATCTGTCGACATCGGTGAACCCGCAAGTAAGCCCGGATAGATTTCCGTCGTTTTTCAAAGCGGCTTCGGTCTGTGACAAAGACTCGCGCAAAGCCTCTCCAATGGTCATGGACGCGCGTTCGGAACTTGCTCCGCTGTTGGCAAGTTCGAATAACTTCTGCTCAGCCAGCTCGATCTGAGCAACCGCAGGCAGATCAAGATTTTCGACTGTGGCGGTTTCCATGACTGACTGGCCTATGTCTATCAGCTGCCTACGCAAAGCGTTGTCGAATACTATTCGAGCATAATGCTCGACGTTCATAACCGAAGACCCCATACTGACCAGCTGATCAAGATATTCGGTGCCTCCTATATCTGTTAAAACTCCCTTCTGCTCCAGATAGTTGCGAATTGTGACGACATCGGCCGGGAATCCTCTTGAAATCTGCTTATCTATAATATTGTAAATTTCTACGTGCGCGGGATGTGAAAAATGCTCACCCTTAAGGAAGTCCGACACTCGCTCGTGCGCGCGGTTATTCAGCAGAATAGCGGCCAATACGGCCTGCTCTGCCGCCGGATTGATAGGTAGATTTTTGTTTATGGAATCATTGTTGGCTTGCGTCATAATCCTTCCTTCCCCTGCTGTCGTCCCGGACTCTGATCCGGGATCTCCTTATCCTCGACTCCTCAGCTTGTGACATCCTACCCCATAAATTTCACATTTCAACCCCTAAATAATGATAAAAAAATAACCCAAAAACCACTAACGAAGTCGAAACCTAGGATAGACTAAATAAAAAATTTCAAAAAATCCTATCTCGGTCGCGTTTGCAAGGATAGATCATCCAACACCAAGTATAAATAATAATCCCAAAAACCATTAGGTGTGTCGCGACGTCGAGAAAAAATCGCACAATACCAAGAAAGACCGACCGCCATAGGCCTTTATGGCTGCCACGGCGTGTCGGTCTTTCGAAGCGTAGTGGGTGATTTTATCCGACGGACGAAAAACACACCAAATGGTTTTTGTCCTTATTACCTCAACTCGGGCACGGTAAAGGATTCGCCAAGCTCAAGGGTGCGCGTACGTCCCCCGACAAGACTGACGGTGCACCGCATAGCCTCTCCAATACGAACCTCAAACTCCTCTCGCGCGGTCAAAGCCTGGCCTTCCCGGGCATTCTTAAAGCTCTCATTTGCCAACCAAGTTCCGGCCCAAATACCTCCGGCAGCTCCAACGACCGTAGTAGTAGTCGTAATGCCCCTACCTCTATCGTTCAAATTACCGTCGGCGTTTTGCAACCTGTTGCGCTCGGCGTTCAGAAGCCCTCTCAGCTGATCAAAAGCTGCATTCGCCGTTTCAGCATTCGCCGTTTCAGCAACGGTGACACTAGCAACGCTGGCTTTGAATCCTTCAGTCAACGTGCTGTTTGCAATCATGGATTTGGCGGCATTTATTCTTCCTACAACCGATGCTGCCGTGACAGCACCACCATCGACAGCCCTTTGCGTACCCAAAGCGGTCAAAGCTGAACTTATTTCGCCAATCGCCGCGCTTTGATTATCTCTGCCTCCAGCTATGCCGGACAATGCCCGTCCTCCAAAATATCCGGCGGTTCCGCCAACACCGGCACCTCCAACAATAGCGGCAACGTTTGTCCAAAGTCGCGCATTCTTTGTCGTATCCTTTATGCGATCTCTGGTGGTGTTTTGGAAGTTTCTCAACACCGTATTGAAAATATCCTGCCTCAGCCACTGCCCACAGATAATAGTCGTGCCGGCAGGAACATATACAGTATGCGCGTTAAGGGTGTTGCCAACCTGGCGTACAACTTCCTGATCTCCCTGCACGGCTATGCTCACGCGTGAGAAACATGTGTCCGTAATGCCGCGTGTTGCAATATTAACCGGCTCGACTTCTTTCCACCATGGATTTTCGATGTCATCAAGCAAATCCCTAGCTCCCCACAAAGTGTTTCCTCCAACGGCCTGGCACATATTCATCTTTCGCTCGTACTCGGACTGACGCTGCGCCGTAGCATTGCGTTCCAACATCCCAAGCATATCCCTGAACACGGCATTCTTGTTGGCCTCGACCGCCACCTGAGCCTGCCTTTGAACCTCTGGATCATTTGCATCGGTATTGGTAAAATGCAAAGTTACGCCCGAAACATTTCCCCAAGCCCCCAGTATAGAGCTTCCAGCGCCTTTGGATGCACCCATTATCTGGAAATACATATCGCAGTTTTCATCCATTACTACGGGATTCCAGCAAAACGCTTTGACGGAATTTTCATTCAGCCTGACCTGCAGGCCGCGCGCGCCAGCCCCCGTGATCTGACTGCATCCGAACAAGTTTTCTCCGCATTTATCAGTTACGCAACTATCCAACACCTGCATACAAGCGACTTCTACCCTTCTAGCCGAATTCGGATCGAACATGCCATTAAGCAAAGCTGCAATCCTGTCAAAATCCGAATTAGTCGGAGCCGGCCTTCCAACAAACAAGCAAGCTGCGCTTCCCCTGTTCATCTCGTTGCATGAAGTGCCTATGACTCTCTGAATTCCCGAACCGTCCACGCTTGTTCCTCCGGCCTTTGCATCGGTATAGCAAACCAAAGCCGTTCCTCCGCCGCAGTTTCTTCTGATGCAACCGTCTATATCGGCATTGCACCTTGCTTCCTGGTTCGCGGTGAACTGTGACATCATGCTTATAATGTCTATTCGGCTCATGTAATTGTCATAAGCCCATTCGGTTACCGAATCCGGATCGTTAAGCCCCGAAATTCTGCGGCATTCTCTGTTATGTCCGACCCTGTCGATACAAGCCGCGCGAACGACGCGAAGCGGCGAATGCCTTTCTTCCTGCGCCTCGCACGCCTGAATGGTCATGGTGATGTTTGCGGCCGAGGCTGTCGCCATGCACGCGTTTATGCGATCTTCATAAACGGCGGCGCGATCGCACCTGAATGGATTTTCCGAACAAACGTCTGTCGCGCAGCGCACAAAAGCTCGGGAACAAGCGGTGGCGGAATTTTGGACGGCCCAAGCGGCCCCCTGATCGATCCATCTCTTTATAAGACTTCCGTCTCCCAGCGCGGCCTCGTTGCTAAGCGCCTGCAGGTTTTGGTTTCCTGCGCCGAACAAAGCTATTCGTCCGTTGTTGTCGCACTCGCGGAATCCGTTTCTGCACGGTCCGTTGTTTGCGATAAATTCTTCATAAGTTGTGCAAAGCTCGAACTCTTCTCCGCACGCGCTCTCGCGGAACAAACAGCGGCGCGCCTGATTGATGCACTCTGATTCGCTAAGCGAGCGCTCGCTAACAGCGGCGTCTCCCTGAACTATCGCGGCGTTGACGGCTCCCAATGCGACTCCCGGAGTGTTCCACAGCCTTGTGTTTGCGGCTCCCGCCAAAGTCCCGCGGGTTGCCATGGCAGCGTGCGGAGCAACGCTGGGCCTTCCGCTTGCGACTACGTTTGCGCCGGCTTCCGCTACTATAAGAACGGCGGCCAACACTGCAAAAATTCTAGCGAACATCATAGAATACTCCCTCTATTACTAAACATTTTATCACATTTAGCCCAAGCCCGCAAGAGAAGAATAAGATGTCCCCCTTTCTAAGAAATTACTCTTTGCTGAAAATTCCGATCCTCAGGGAGGACGGCAAACCGGCCTGGCCGGAATTATTTCCCGAAGAAGAAATCCAGCGCATAAGGGAAACGGTCGGCCCTCGTCACTTCATGGCGCAAATGATGATGGAGTTCATAGCCCCGGAACGTTCCCGCCTGGACCCGGCGGCATTGATCGAATACGATCTGAACTTCGACGCAAGAAACTCCAAACTTGGTGAAATGCTGACCACGGGCTTTTCGGCTTACTGGGACCCAAGCTCGGCTCGCGGCAATGCTGACGGCAGCGTCTGCGCGCTTGTCCTGTTTCACGCGCCTACCAAGCGTGCCTTCATACACGACATAATGTATATGCGGGTAAGCGATCACGACCTCCACCCTATGGCGACCCAAGCGGGCCTTGTTCTGGATTTTCTGAACAAACATATGATAAGACACCTAAGCGTGGAAACTAACGGTCTTGGCAACGCGCTGCCTGAAATCCTGCGCAGCCTTGCGGCGGCAAGAAACCAACCTCTGACGATTAATAGGATTACAAGCCGCGAAAGGAAAGAAATCCGCATAATAGACGCGCTCGAACCTCTGCTTGCTACCGGCCGCCTCTTTATCAACAAGCCCTTGCTCAACAGCGAGCTTATGGCCGAAATGCAGGACTGGACTCCGGTTGGAGCGAACGTTGATGACGGCATAGACGCGGTCGCGGGCGCCCTAAGATCGCAACCGATAGCAACCCGCACCCGCTCGCAAATATTCCACTCCCGCACCGCGAACACGGAATTTAAGATTTAATCCTTAACTCCCCCGCTGTCATCCCGTACTGCGACACGGGATCTCCTTATCCTAGCAAACAAACATTGCCCACATAATTTTTATATGCTATAATACTTCCATGAAAACAGAATACGGCAGATCATTACTGGAAATGGTTGGCGTCCTTGCAATCTCTGGAATACTCGCGGCGGCGGCGTTCCGCACATTCCAAGTGATACAAACGCGCCAGCACCGCGCGATCGCCGAAGACCAACTGCGCGAACTTGCTAACAACGCGAAAATCCTGTTCTCGGGCCGCCAAAGTTTTTCGGGGATTTCGACTAACTACCTGATAAAAGCGGGCGCGATCAAACATGATCGTTTTAGATTAGGAGGGCCGTTCACAGCAATGGCGCTTCCCAATACCCGCGACGGGATAAGATCGTTCGAAATCACGGTGCCGGACCTCAGCAATTCCGACTGCCTATATTTTGCGACGAAAAGATTCGACTTTGTGCACAGCGTAAAAGTCAACGGGTTCGAGCAAACCCCAACTTCCTACTGCCAACCCGGCACCACCAACGAACTAACCTTTATAATTAGATAAAATAAACAACTTGCAAAATCGCATTTTAAGTATAAAATACACGAAACGGTGAGCTTCCATGGTAAAAATAATTTCAATGTTCAATCACAAAGGCGGCGTCAGCAAAACTACGACCTGCTTTAATCTTGGTTGGTCTTTGGCCCAAAAAGGATACAGAACGCTATTAGTTGATGCTGATCCACAAAGCAACTTAACATCGTTATCTCTGTCATTACCCGATGAAGATTCATTCGAGCGTCTTTACGAGAACAAAAATTCAAACGATATATTTTCCCTGGCAACAAGTGTTATGGCCAATAAAGTCGTTGAAGGCCCGAACTCTACAATAATACCAACTGCTCAAGCTAACTTATTTTTACTACCCGGAAACTTGCAAATAGAAGGTTTTTCGAATCAAATTACTGTTGCCCTAAAGATGGCAGGCGGGATATTTCCAGAAACAAGGAACTACCCAGGGCTGTTATCGTTTGCCTTTAAGCGACTAGCCGACATACATAATCTTGATTTTATAATAATAGACATGGCTCCTAGCCTCAGTGGATTAAATGAAGTTCTGCTTATGGGCTCTGATTTTTTCATTGCTCCTTGTAGTCCGGACTTCTTTTCAGAAATAGCAATTAAAAATTTAGCCAAGATAATCCCCGAATGGCATGCGGAAATTAAAGGATTTGCGTCAAATTATCCTCTTTCTAATACGCCAAAATTTTTGGGAATAATCCAACAAAAATACCGGCCTCGCAGAAAAAAAGACTCCGACGATAGAAATCGTCCAGCAGAATCATTTCAAAAATGGATCGATCGCATAAGAAAATCTACTAATTCTATTTTAGTTCCTCAGCTATCTACTTTAGGATTAGCTATATCTCCCGAAAAATTTAGAGAAGTCATTGCCGACAATGAAGCCTACGACATTGCATATATTTCTGACTTCAACTCTTTGGTAGCCGTATCCCAGATGGAGAACAAACCCGTATTTGAGTTAACGGAAGAAGATATAAAATCCATGTCAAATCGTTTTGGAAAATCAATGGAATCAGCATTAAATGACGTGCAAAAGTTTAAAGACACTTTTTCAAAACTTGCTGATAATATCTTAGCGCTTACGTAAAGTTTTTATTCACATTCCATAAAAACCATCGCCGCTTTCGCGGCGATTTTCATTTTCAACCAAAAGGATAAATAATGAACACACTAGACCTTTATAAAAAGGCCATATCCGAGCGCGCCGAATGGAGCGCCCGCTGGACCAACTGCAAAAAATATACGCTTCCCGAAAGCGAATCCGACCAAGCCCAACTGTTTGACTCAACGGCAAGCGACGCGGCGGAATTACTGGCGGGCGCGATGTTCGGCATGATCACTCCGCCGGAAAGCGAATGGCTGAACCTGACGAACGACAATCCCGAATGCATGGCGGAACAGCAAGCGCAAAGCCTGCTGCGCCAGCATCTGAACAACTCGAACTTTTACACGACCGCGCACCAATGCTATCTGGATTTGGTGGTGCTTGGAACCGCCTGCCTGCTCTTCTCGGAAAACCCGATCGGCAGCGCAAGCGCATTCAACTTCCAAGCCCTGCCGATGAAGGATATAGCGATACTCCGCGACGCGTCCGACAACGTAAGCTCGGTGTTCTACACGACGTCTATGACGGCGCAAAGCCTGACGCAAAAATATCCGACATTCACCCTGCCCTCGGCGATTAAATCGAATCCGGAAACGCAAATACGAATAATCCAAAGCGTCGTGAATACGAACGGAAAATGGATTATGACATCGTGGGCGGACCTTGAAGGCAAATTTGAAAACAACACGCTCGAAACGGGCGAGTTCAAAACAAATCCGTTCATAATATTCAGATGGTCTGCTGCCACGGGCGAGACCTACGGACGAAGCCCGATAATGCGGGCCTTACCCGACATCAGAACCGCGAACAAAGTTGTGGAACTGATCTTAAAAAACGCAAGCATCGCGGCGGCGGGAATCTGGCAGGCGGATGACGACGGAGTGATCAACCTCTCGAACATAAATCTGACTCCCGGCGCGATAATCCCGAAAGCCGTCGGCTCTCAGGGCCTGACGCCGCTCCGTAGCGGAGCGGATTTCGACGTCTCGCAACTGGTGCTAAGCGACCTACGTGCGCGCATCAGGACGGCGCTTCTTACCGACAAATTATCGGCTATGACCGACAAGGTCATGACGGCGACGGAAGTGATCGCAAGGAACATGGATATGCTTCGGGTGCTTGGCGCGACCTACGGAAGAATGCTGTTCGAAATGATGACGCCATTAGTTGACCGCGGATTATATATCCTCTCGCGCCGCGGCCTGATTTCGGATGTAAAACTGGGCGGTGAAACGAAACTAAGATGCACTTCTCCGATTTCGAAAATATCGAACTCGGAACACGCGGCCCAAGTCATGACCTGGATGGCGGAAGCTACCGCCGCGGGCATGGGCCACAAGATTAATTCTGACGCGGCCTTTAACTACATTGCCGACACTCTCCACATACCGAAACAACTGATCGAGGCGTAAATGGAGAAAAACTTCGCTCAATGCTTTTCGACAAATACCGGAGCGCAGGTGCTAAAACACCTGCGCTCTATAACGATCGAAAGATACCTGGGACCGAACGCGACCGAGGCCCAGCTCCGAAGCCTCGAAGCCCAGCGCGCTCTGGTGCATCAAATCCTAAACCTTGTCGAAAGGGGGAAAAATGCAAACAAGCCCTAATGGCCTAACCCTCATAAAAAAACACGAAGGCCTCCGCCTGACCCGCTACAAATGCCCGGCTAACTTATGGACGATCGGCTACGGCCACCTGATCCAGCCGGGCGAAATTTTCGACGAACCGTTGGCAAAGGCCGCGGCCTCGGCCCTCCTGAAAAAAGACGTACGCATAGCGGAAGACGCTATAAAACGAAACGTCATTGTGCCGCTGAATCAAAATCAGTTCGACGCGCTTGTGTCGTTGATATTTAATATCGGCGCAACCGCATTCCGTAATTCTACAGCGCTAAGATACGTGAACAATCCCGACTTCAAAAGCGGAACTTACCCGACGATGGAACAAGCGTGGAAAGCCTGGAACCGCGGAGGCGGCAGAATCCTGCCGGGCCTGGTCGCCCGCCGCTCCGACGAATGGAATCTTTATAATTCCTAG